TACTTCATCATATTCAGCAAGTGTATGGTCAGCTCTTTTAATTTCTTTTTTGACTGATTCTAATACTTTTTTATTTAAGCTAATTGGTATATCAGGGTCTAAGTGTGCTTTAAGCATTTGCTCTAATCCATCTCTAGTTGCAAATACTGTTACTGCTTCTATAAAATGATTATAAAATTGTTTTATTACTGGTATACGAATTAATGAACCTTCTCCTTGTGCAGTAGCTGCAAACATAGAATCTAATAAGTTCCTGTATTTTCCATAAGTATTTTTTGTTTTTTGTGCTACAGATAATGATGCTTCTGTTACTTTATAAGATGGATAAGGTATTTCAGTAGGTAATATATCTTTGTTATCTGCTGCTATTTTTTTTAATATTGTATTTGCTTTTTCACTTATTTCTGCAGTCAATGATTCAATATTTCTTAGGTTATAGTTTTTGACTGTACCTGATGCTATAATGTCTAATATTTCAGGCTTACCTCCTGTATAGCTATCTAATGATTTAAAGTAATGTTGAGCTAGTCTTACAAAATCTTCTTTAGATTTAATAGTTGCTGCAATTTGATTTCTTGTTGCAGGTCCTCTTCTTTGAACTAACTGATTAAACTCATCAACAATTTTGGCTAATGCAGGAGTAGATTGTATTTTATCTGCTACCTGTTCAGCAGACATTCCTTGTTTTTTCATAGCTGCTATAGCTACTGCCATATCATCATCTATGTACTTGTACAAGAAATAAACATAAGCATCTTCCCATTGATTACTTAACTTAGTAATTCCAACATGATGCGTACCAGTTATATATCTATCATCAAAAAATCTAACATCTGTAGCAAACAACTTACCAATTTCTTGTGTTCCATATTGTTGAGTATCTGGAGACAGTATACCTAATGCTTTTCTCACACTTGGTGGCAATACTTTATCTAATGATTTTATTTCTTTAGATGTTCTATAAGGTCCTGTTAATAGTGTATCAGGTGCAACACCAAATATTTTAGCTAACATACCATCAGGGTCATTTAGCATTAACTGAAAATAACCAACTGGATTATCAATTAAATTTCTTAAACCAAACAATTTTTGTTTAATAGTTCCATCTATAGCTAGTTTTAATGGATAGTTAGCTCTTAATAAAAGCATCTTAGGATATGATAAGTTTTTCATTATTCCAAATGTAAAATTGTCTAGTTTATCAAATGCTATTTCAGGGTATTTAAACAATGCTGTTGGGTCTGGAAAATCTGTTTTTATATCTCCTATAAGTTTATTTAAGTCTGAACCTTCTTCCCAAAAATTTATTTCTATACCTTCATCTGCAGCTTTTCTAACAATTTCAAATACATCTTCCATACCTTCTTTGTTTAAAAACTTTGCTCTTAATCTTCTTTTTTGCGAAGTAGCTTTAATCATTTGAATAATGTCAGGACCTTGTATGGTGTATTCTTTTAATTGAGATAACAGTTCTACTGATTGTCTATGTAAGTTTATAATATCTGATTCGCTTACAACATCTGTAAACATTTTTTCTGTTAATATATCAACATCTTCTACTCCATAAAAATCAGGATTTCTACTTGGAGACATAGGTTTTGCAACATTATCATTAAAGCCATACTTTTCATATTTCAAAAAGTATTGATTTAAAAAGTTTTCAATTTCTTTATTACTCATTCCATATAAGTTTTTAAGTTGTAATCCTACTTCTCCTCTAATTAATTTATTGTTAAATATTTCTATAGCTTCTAATCTATTACCTTCTTTTAATGCGTTATAAAACTCTGTTGTTAATTCATTTAATCTTGCTTCAGGAACTTTTCCTAAATAACCCCATCTTGTAAAATAAGTTACAGACTCTTGTACATTATCTAATGTTGGTGCATCTAAGTTTGGTAGTTTTATATCTCTAGCTAATAATTGGTCTCTAACACCACCACCTCTTTTTAATGTAGAAACTATGTCATTATCTACAGGTTTATCTTTAATAGCTTCTAATAAATTTTCATTTAAAGTTTTAGATTGTAAGTATTTATTTTTACCTGTACCAATAAATGTTCCTCCATAAAACAAATCTGTAATATATCCATTCTCAATACCATCTTCAAATATCTTTATGATGTCATTTGCATTAGTATCTGCAGCTTGTATTTTAAATGCAAAGTCAGGATGCAAACCTTGATTAATTAATTGAACTGCTATTGGTTTGTCATTTTCTTTAGCTAACACCAATATGTCTGCCATGTTTTGGAAGACTTCAGAATTTTCATCATATATTTGTCTAAGTGTTTTACCTTCATCTAATTCTTTTTTAATTTTTTGTGGAAAGCTAGTTAACACTTCATCAATATTATTACCTGCCCTTTTGGCTAATCCTGAACCAGGTAATATATAATTTAATAAATCTAAATACACATATTTAGCAACATTAACTGTTCCTGCAATAAATCCTGCCATGCTATATTCTTTTTTGTAATTTAAACTTTGTACAGCATTATCTCTATCTATTTGTGCTTGTCCAATAAGGTCGTAATATTGTGTACTAGATATTTCTCCTGTAGCTAATAATTTTTCTGCTTCTTCTTCTAATTGAGAATATGAACTATCAATAATTTCTAATACTGCATTGGCAGGTCCATAACTAGAACTAAGGTTACCTGTTAAACCAAAAGCAATACCATCTCCTAGAGTAGTAGGAATAGCATTATCAAAATAAGCTCTACTAACATCTGTAATACTGTCAAATCCTGAATACTCTGTCCAAAATGCACCATCTTGTTTTTGTTCAGGGTCTAAAATGTCATCCCATGCTTTTAACTGAAGACTTGCTTTTTCTGCAAAATTTAATTCTCTTCCTTCTTCTTTTTCTTTTGCTTCAATATATTCAGCAGTTAAATCAGCAGTTAATTCTAATGCTTTATCTAAATATGTTTGTTGCATTAATGGTTGACCATTTTTATCAGTTAAACCTCTAGCTATTAAAAATTGTTTAGCTGTTGTTGATGGGTCGTAATTATAGTTACCATTTTTATAATCTTGTCTATCAGGTTGTCCTTGAAGCCATCTATAAGAAGCTATTGCTCTTGCTTTTATACTTGGTATAAAAGGTATATCTTGTCCTTTTAAATCTTCATATCCTGCTATTTCAATAACATCTTCTAGTCTTTTACCTTCTGAAGATAATTGATTTTCTAATTCAGCTAAATATTCTGTTGACCATTCTCTACCTATAGAATCTGCTCTTTGTATAACTGATTCAAAAAATATTCTTGAACCATTAAAAAAATATGAAAGTATTTTATCTGCAATATTACCCACACCTGTGGTGGCAGGTTTTATACCTTCGTATAACGCACCAAATACATTACCTGTAAGTTTTTGTACAATAGATTGGTTGTAATTGTAATGTTTTTTAACTTGATTATTAACATCAGAACTTCTATTAAATTCGTTTCTAACTGAAGGATTATTTGTTTGTTGATGCAAAGCAATATATTGTTGGTCAGTCAATCCCATATCTGCTGCTGCAGCAATAAAACTTGGGTCTTCGTTAGGAGTAAGTGATTCTAATTGTTCGTATTTATTAGCTAGAGTAAGAGCTTCTGTGCCCATCTCTGCTTCTGCCTGGTCTAGTCTTTTAAGGTACTCTTGTTCCTTTTTATAATTCTTATACCAGTTGTCTCCCCAATCTGTCCATAATGACATTACTTAAACCTTCGTTTTATTCTATATCCATAATTGTTTTGGATTATTTCCTTTATAATGTCTAAATTAATATCGTTTGGTAAATCTACAATTTCTTGTTTTTGTGTATCAGCTAATCCTGATTCATCAATTCTCTCTGTAGGTTTAGCAAATATATCTTCAGGTTTATATTGTGGCATACCACCTGTAGCCATAACTTCTGCAGGTGTAACAATAGGATTACCTACTGCATCTATTTGCTCTTCTTGTGCTTTATATCCACCAAATTCACCAGAACCTGGAATTGGTTTTAAGGCAACATCTTGAAATGCACCATCTACTTTTGGCTTTCTACCACCTGGCATCTTTATCATCCTCATCTGGATTTTCTATTTCAAATCCCATACTTATACTAAACCATACACCTGGTAAAGATGTTGGTAAAATAAATGCACCTAATGGAACATCTCCTTGTACAAATAAGTCTCTAAATATAGTTGGACTTTCATCTATTTCAGGAATATCCCAATCTTCTGCATTAATTATATTAAAAAATTTAGTATTGTTATCTGAAAAATTATAAGCCAAGTGGACCTCCTGGTGGCAATCCTGGACCTGCTGCTAATTGTTCAGGTGGTAATCCTCCTGATAATTGTGCAAGTACAGATGCTATATCTGGTTCTGCTTGTGGAACTGGTGCACCTGCACCTGTCAAAGCAGCTTCCTCTGGAGTCATTTGAGGTTCTTCTGGTGTGTAAAACTTATCTAATATAGCAGTCATATTCTGTGGATTTTTTCTTATCTCTATTGCTGCCATAGTTGCTTTAGGATTACCCTGTGCAGCTTGTTGCATTAATGATTCAAATAATACATTCTCTGCTTTTTCTGCATTAATCCTGTTGTCTATTTGAGATATGTTATCTAAACCATCCATATTCTCTTGTAATGTTTGCTTATCAATAATTCCTTGTTGATATAATTGCAAACCAGTTATAACTTTTTGTGGCTCATCAAATCCTGCCATAACTCCATATACCCTTCTTGTTTGATATACTTCTGCTATATCTGTTGCAGGGTCATAAGTTTCTTTAAATGCAGTTCCATTTCTAAAACCTACTAATGGTTTTCTTGTGCCACCATACATAACTTCATCCCACTCTAAGCGTTTGGAATCTAGTTCTTCTAACGCATCTTTAATTACAGTTTGATATTCTCTTACATGAAGAGATGCAGATTGTCCTAGTTCTTCTAGTCCTCTACCTGTAACAAATGCGTTAGGACTTTGACCATCATCAGATACAGGGTAAGCTGAACCTAATCTCAAATGGCGTTCAAGTCTATCTATCTGTTGGAACAACTGATAAGGTAAATTATTAGTTGGTTTGCTAATTTGAGACCCAGGGGTCAAGTAGTTAACAGCGAATCTACCTTTCTTATATTGTCCAGATTCTATCTCCCCAATGATGTTGGTTTCTGTAAACACAGCATCTTCCATTGCAATGACAGATAGAACATTGATTTTTGCCATATTAGCCATAAGTCCAATCACATGATGGAACTGGCTTTGCATTTGGTCAAAACTAAATTTCTTAGCTACGACAAATCGTGGTCCTGATTTTAATGGGTTAGGAATAAAATCTAAAATAACTTTATTCTCTGGTAAAAATATGTAAGTACCCTCTGAATCATAATATTCTGCTACAACTTTACCTGTGCCATCTTGGTTAGCCCAAGTCTTGTCATAACTTGACATATATGCCATAGTGTTGTATTCAGAATCTACTTCATCTAATAGTAAAGTTTTATATTTTGGATATTGTTGAGCTAATGTTTTATGAGGAACTCTATAGACAATAGCTAACTCTTCTGGTTGTTGTTCTGGACCAAAGTGTCCTGGGTAACAATGATATGGGTCTCTTAGTTCTGCTACTGGATATATCTCACCATTAGCACATCTTTTTTCTTTTAGTACCCATACAGCAAAACCATAACCTGGTAGCCATCTACCTACTTGTGGTAATTGCTTATAAAGTTTTTGGTGTTCATCATAGCTATGTACAATTCTCTCTAACTTCTCTGCTTTTTTAGTAGCTCTCTCTGAATCTTTATCATTAAAGATATCTACTTTTAAATCTGGTGCTCTACCTAATTTTTGTG